AAGATATGGGCGGTATAAGTGTAACCCAACTCCGAGCAAAAGCCACCATCTTAAAGCAAAAGTATGGAATCAAGGTAATCTTTATAGACTATCTCCAACTTATGAGTGGTACAGGCAAATCAAACCAAAACAGGGAACAAGAGGTTAGCTACATCAGTAGAAGCCTAAAAGCCCTTGCTAAAGAGTTGGAAGTACCTATTATCGCCCTATCTCAATTATCTCGTAGAGTAGAAGAAAGAGGGGATAAGATGCCTCAGTTATCTGACCTTAGGGAATCAGGTTCTATCGAACAAGATGCTGATGCGGTTATTATGCTTATGCGACCACATTACTACGAGATGACAGAAGCTATTGAGATTGGTGGTAAAGAATATTCTCCTAGCGATTTAGTAGTTTGTAAGGTTGAGAAGAATCGCCACGGATCGACAAAAAATATAGCATTAAGATTTTTACCTGAAACAATGAAATTTGAAGATTATGAATAAAGAAACATTTATACCAATGCAAGATGTGATTTATAGGATAAATACACATCCAGATATCACCAAAGAGGTAAAGAAGGAGTTTAAGCATATTACTGACTTGCTTTACATGACCGACAAAAGAAAGGAACAAACATTTAAACCTATTATAACAAACCAAAAAAGAAACCAAAACAAATTAAAATGAAACAAGTGTATGTAGGCAACAATCTAGGTGATCCGTTAGAATACGATTACGATTTAAACTATGAGGATGGCAAAACAATATGCCTATACTCAAATAATAGTGAGTGGTGTGATTATCTGCATGGACAAGAAGCAGGTTCTATTAAAGAAATCGAAGATGGGTTTCTAGTTAAGGTTGGTGAGCAAAAGATGAAGCTAGACTTTGCTGATATGCAAGTATTAAAAATACTTTTGTTGTCTGATTTAAACGATGCAGATTACTTTGAGATTAGAGAATCTAAAACTATTAAGAGATGGCCACTAACAGGGGGTACAGGAATAAGAGGAAATTTGCCATAGAAGAAGCCAAGGCTAAAGATGGTACATATCAAGCTATCAAACTTTTTGCCAAGAGTACCAAGGTTATTGTTATTCATCAAACAGAAGCACTAAAGAAAAAGTATTTCTTACTTGAGTACGAAAATAATGGTGAGCCTAGTGGCATAAGTGACACAAGAGCAGAATTTTTTGCATTTAACCTTGATTTAAGGGATAGAATAGTTTTTATAAGAGCAGAGTTCTTAAGGGTTAAAGCAAGGAGATACTGGCGAGTTGGAGAGATAAAAGTGAAGGATGGAATCAAGTATGTTAAGATGCCAACAGAAGAACTAATCAGGTGGTACTAACAATATATTAATAATATATTGTAATTTTGGTACATGGCCTATATATCTGCAAGTGATTTAACAAAGATGATGATGGATTATCTAAAGGATAATGGCAATGAAGTATGGAGGAATAATAACCTTGCAGTTAGAGGTAGAGCATTCATTGGTAAGAAAGGAGTTCCTGACATTATTGGTTATAGTAAGAAGTATGGTCACTTTGTTTGCTGCGAGATTAAAGCTATCGGTGATAGACTTTCTTCGGATCAGATGGTTTTCTTAGAACAGTTAGCTATGGCAGGAGGAACTGCAATGTTATGTCAACAGATTAGAGATGAATCAATAATAGTTAAAATATATAATCAAGATGGCGAAAGTCAAGACTGGGAGTTCATCAAAGGTGAGCTTCGGCTCAAGGAAACGAGGTAGAGCAAAGAAATCATTTAATAAACATAGTCCTAGGCCAAAGGCTTACATAGGCCAAGGCAGATAAACAAAGCAAAATGGAAAAAGTAGAATTAGAAAACAAGATAGAAAAAGCACCTAAGACAGTTAAGAAAGCTAAGGATGAGCTTACACAAGAAACCTATGATTTTTTGCATCAGGTGTTGGTAGATTTTGCAATAGATACAAAGCATAGACCTCAGCTTAAAGTAATCTTACAAAACGCAAAGGCAGAACCAAAGAATAACAGTAGTATTTAATAACCAAAATATATAACATGGCAGCAGGTAAAGAAAAGATTTTCCTAGGAAGGTCACAAACAATGAAAACGGCATTTGGGGAGTTTAAGAAAGTATCATTCGGCCCAGATGATTTAAAGAAGATGAATGATTTTGCAGCAACCAATAATGGTTGGGCTAATATCCTTATTAAAGAAAAGAAAGGCTCTACACCAGGTGAAGCAGGTTTCTATATCGAGCTTGACACTTGGGTTAAAGATGGCCAACCAGCTAAAAATTTACCATTTTAATTAATGATTATGAAAACAAATTACAAAGATGTAGTGGTTAATTTACTAATTTTGCTCGTAGGAGTTTATCTACCATTTGCATTTATTGTAAATGAGTTTAATCCTTTAGCTTGGAATTGGTTTAGTAGATCATTATATGTACTTACTTTAGTAGGTTTAATTACTTACGCTATAAAGGAGTATAGACAAAAATAGTTTTGTGTGTTTTTTTGAAATAAAGGTAAGTCCTGTCGTTTCTACGATGGGACTTTTTATTAAAAACCCCCCAGTTTTTACCTGAGGGGAAACCAAAACACCACCAACTATGAGAGAGCTTCTTATGATTGCCTATTTGTTTTATCGTAGAATCTAGTTAACACCGTTCCGTATAAGGCTTCTTGATATCTCTTAATAAAAGAGTCTGAGCTCTCATCTATGTAGAAGTAGTCCTGTGATTGCATATACACATAGCACTTATCTTTATCCTCTTCATCATCTGTAACGGATTCAACCAAATGAATATTTATCCAAGCTTCGGATGGCTCTGTGCCATCACCATACTCGTAACTATCATCTTCCGTTAACTGTGTTATTTGAAGTAACATTTAATATGCTATGTTTTATTATTGTTAACCTAAGCTTTTGAACTATTAAATTCAATCTTAATTCCAACTCATCTCTTTTTCTCATCAACTCATCAATCTCTAGTTCTGCTTTAGTCTTCATACAAATTTACGCTTTAATTATTATAGAAATAAAAAGTGCACACATCATTGATTATCAATGAAATATACACTTATGTTATAACGGATTTAACCTACTTTTTGCTTGGAAGCCTTACTATCTTGCTTCCTAATGGCATGGGTACGAATATAGCAATTCTTCCGCCATCTAGCACAACTCCACAACCTAATGTTGGTCGCTTGGGGAAAGGTCGTGAATACTCCATTGCATAGGCATTAATATCTATGCCACAACCCACATTCATACCAAATATCATATCCTTATCACTTGAGGAGTACAAAACTCCCCCAAAGGAGTGAATATGACCTATTACAGTTGATTGTCTTGCATCTCTTGCTCTATTGATTGCACCTGCTTGTCCTGATGATCCTGTGCCATGGGTATATAGAACACCATCTATTTCCCATTCTAAGCTCCATTTCCATCCTTTTGGAGCTTCCCAAGCATCTTCATAGGACTTGATGAATCTCTCTGGTAATCCGTTAGCTAAAGCCTTTCTTTTATGTAAAGCAGAATGATTGCCTATACATACTTTAACATTAGGGAAACGCTTGTACCAAATATTTAATTGTTGCATAGCCATAATAGCCTCCTTAGAAGCAGACTCCCCATTAGGGTTATGCTCATGGAAGCTAATTGCATGATTGTCCACTTCATCTCCTATGTGGACTATTTCGGTACATTGAAACTTGTTGAATACCTCATAACAAAAGTCGAGGTATTTAGGATGGCAGAAAGGAAAATGGGTATCGCCTATGACACCCACATTTTTGGTTTTGCTCATATTAGTTGGTTTGGTTAGTAAGGTGAGTATTGGACTTTGCCATCAACCTTTGTTGCCCTCAAGGTTTGTTTCCTATTCGCATTTAGCCTATAACCAACATGAACCCATGCAAAATCGTATTCATTTATTAACTGGTCGTAGTCTAAATTATCCTTTATAAATTCAAATATCATTTTATTAGTAACTCCGCTAGATGAACCATCCATGTCAAGGTCAAGTGCACGGCCTTTGCTATGATCCGATGACCTGCT